ATCTGAGAATCAAAAAGGTGAACATAAGAAGAACTTTTTGGCTCTCTCGTTGCGTTCGTAGTCAGGGCTTGATGATTTTCGATCCCGATGCGACCCTACAAAGCCAAAAGCGATTCCCCTGACCGCCGAGGCGCAACTTCTGGTCAACCTCGGCCTGGTGCACCGCGACAGCGAATGGCAGCCCTATTGGGAAGGATGGGTGGAATGGATGCGCAAATCTGGCTGGCGACGCTTTGGTTGTTATGTCTGGGATCAGGGTCCGGGCTTGCCGGGCGATTGGAACGGTCGCCTGGCTCCGTCGCACGAGTTCATTTTCCACTTCAACCGTGCGCCCCGCAAACCGCACAAGACTGTCCCATCAAAACACGCGGGCGAGACTTTGAGCGGCGGTGGGCTGCGCGGGGCCGACGGCACCGTCCACGCCAAAACCGGAATCGGCAACGCAATCCAAAGCCATCGCATTCCCGACTCTGTGTTTCGCATCATGCGCCACAAGGGCGGGCTAGGTGCGGCGGGGTCACATCCGGCCGTGTTTCCGGTGGCGCTGGTCGAGGCGGTTCTGACGGCGTTCTCGGATCCGGGCGACCTGATTTACGAGCCGTTCTGCGGCTCCGGCACCCAGATCGTCGCCGCTGAACGCACTGGGCGGCGCTGCTATGCGATGGAGCTGGACCCGGTTTATTGCGACGTGGCGGTGCGTCGATGGGAGATGGCGACGGGCCAAGCGGCAGAGCGGACAGACGCTTGAACCATATTCAGCTTGACCATGTCCTAATCTAAATGAAACATTACTCATTCAAAGAGGGAGATCAATATGGTAACTAGGGCAGACATTACTGATGCAGAATATGTCTTCCTTGCGTCACAAAAAATTCTGGTCTCACATGTCTATGATGCCAGAGGACGAGCAGCAACTGCATGGGGTGATGATGCCAAGCGAGAAGGTTTCATGTTTGGCCTTTCTGAACCTTGTTATCAGGGGCATCGTCTGCGCTCCCGAGCCGGGCATTGCATACAGTGCGACACGGCAAGGATTGCCTATGCCCGGCGCTACGCTGATCCAGGCTACGTTTATATAGCAGCGTCGAAAGCAGAGAAGCTCCTGAAAGTGGGGTGTTGCGTGGATCCCGAGCAGCGGCAACGCAACCTCAATTTTCACGCATATGGGGGAACAGGGGACTGGCAGATAATCGCTTGGTGCAAAACAGCATCCATGGGCCAAATTGAATTCGACATCCAAAAACAGCTGGTAGATCTCTCAACTGAACGGAGCTATAAAAAAGATGGTCGTGACCAGATTGCAAGGGAACTATTCCGTTACGAAATTACCCGTGTTTGGCAAGCCTTTCGAATGCGCGTTGCCAAGATTGATGATAAGTCGAAATGGCAACACTCCCAATTGGTGAGTTTTGCGAAACCTTGATGCCTCAGTTTATCATACCCATGAATAACAGGCAGGAGTGAATGAAATCGCTAAGCCAAGGGGCAACTTCGAACTTGTAGCGACTTCAGTTGATCCGATAAACTGAACCCCTGCCCTCAATCTTCTCCAAAAAGATCGCGAACCCCAGCTTCTTCTTCAGGACGCCGGAAATTGCGCCCCTCGTTGAGTGAGGCTGCCAATTCGTCGCAGCTACGATCTCACTGATCGTAGCACCTTCCGGGCGCTGCAGCATCTCGATCAGCATTGTCTGTTTGGTCCCGGCGCGCAGCTTACGCTGAACGGCAGCAGGCTCTGCGGGCGCAGGCATCTCGGCGGCGTGTTCGCTCATTAAGACCGCCGCCTCGGCCACGACGGGTTCAATGCCGATTGCCAGCAACCCCGCGTCGGTCACCACCAGCGTAGTGCCATGCCCATCGCCGGTTTCGCGCCAAAGCGGCTCGTTGCGCCGCAGGTTGGCGTCGACCTCCTGCAGCCAGCCGTGTTCGATCATCTTCGTGACGGCCATTTTCGCCGCAGCTCCGGCCAGCCCCTTTGGGAGAGGCAAGGCGATCTTGTCGTGGCGCTGGGCCCCGGCGCTGAGGATGATGGTCTGGGTTTCAGTCAGTTTCGTCATGGCGTTCCCCTATTGGTCGTGCGTGGCAAGGAAGGCGGTGATGCGCGACATCAGGTCGTTGTGACCGTCGGCGTCCGTGCCGATGATCACGTCGCCATCGTCGTCGCGGTCCAGATCGGCTATCTCGCGCAGCAGGGCGATGGCGTCATCGCAGGCGGCGAGGCGTTCGGCCTCCCAAGCCGCGGTGATCGCGTCCTGCTCGATCTGGTGGCGCTGGGCGGGATCAAGCGGCATGTTCGCCCTCCTTGAAAGCAGCGTCGGTGATCTGGCGCAGCAGGCTGGCGTAGTGGTTCATGGTGCCGATGTGGCCCCAGTTGATCTCGTCGGGGTGGCTGTTGAAATGGTCATCGCTCAGGGCTTTCAGGCGTTCCAGCATCGCGTCGATCTGGACCTTGGTCGTCATGAAGGCGTCGAGAGCTTTGGTGTTGTCGGTGGGGGCGCAGCGGGTGGTCATGGCGAGATCTCCGTGGGTGAGTTGCATCGTTTTGGTGTAATCAGCATCGCTCTAGTGGGAGAACTAGTGTAGGCAAATCACAGCAATATCAGTGCTTTATAATTATACTCTGCCAGCATCGGCTTGCGGTGCGACATGCACCCACTGGCAGCCGATCCACATGTAAAGGTACGCAAACTCCCGCGTCGGACGGGGCAGGATGCGGGGATCGCGGGGCGGGCTGAAGCAATCCAGCGCGTCGCGCGTGACCTGCCGGATTTCTTGGGCGGCGAGGATGTCCTCAGGCTTCCAGCGTGCCAGCGCGGGCAGCATATGGGCGGGATAGCCGTCGAAATGGACGTAGACATGCGCCCATTCCTCCGGCCCGATCTGGATGGCAATTTGCGCGCGGGTGCTCATCTCGCCCTCCGTCAGATCAGTTGCAGGTCGACCAGCACGGCGCTGGCGGCGGCCAGTTGCGCGGTCGGCAGGTCGATCTTGATGTGCGAGAAGAGGTCCGAGCAATCGGCCCGAACGCCCGCCTCCTTCAGCGCGTCCTCGATGCTGGCGGCGACGCTGTTCAGGCGGCTGCGGTCGAGATGGTCGGGCAGCGTGTCTATGTCGATGCGAATGGTGGTGGTGGCCATGGTCATGTCGCGGCCCTCCTTCAGCGTTTCGCGGCTGCGGCGAAGCCTGCGGCATAGGCCTCGGTCAAGGCGGAGCGGATCGCCCAGACCGCCACATCGTGGAAATCCAAACGGTCGCTGTTGCGGGTCTCCAGCGTCTCGATGCTGTGGAAATGCTTGGTGGCGATCTCCAGCAGCAGGGCTTCGCTGGGGCCTTTGGCGGGGGTGGTCTTGGCGGTCATGGCGTGGTCTCCAGGGGTGAGTTGCATCGTTTTCCTGTAGCCAGAATCGCTCCATCGGGGATTGCAATCAACTGAATAAGATCGTTATTTCCGTTTAGTTCCAATATCTTGAGGTCAATTCAACCGCCATGGAAGGTATGTCCGAGCGCGAGTATTCCGCCCATTCCGGCCTGTCGCGCGGGGCCATCCAGAAGGCGCGCAAGGCCAGTCGACTGGTGGTTTACAGCGACGGGTCGATCAACGCCGCCGCCTCTGACGTGCGTCGGGCTGACATGACCGATCCTGACCAGCAGCGCCGCAGCACTGGCGGCGGCGATAGCGGATTCTCCGGGCCAGCGGACAGCTCGTCCTACCTGAAAGCCCGCACCGCGCTGACGGTCTACCAAGCGCAAGACAAGCAACTGGGCATCCAGAAGAAGAAGGGCACGCTGGTTGATCGTGCCCGGGCGGAGGCCTTGGTGTTTCGCCTCGCGCGGCAGGAGCGCGACACATGGGTGACCTGGCCCAGCAGAGTGGCGGCGCTGATGGCGGCCGAAGTGGCTTTGGGAGTGGAAAAACAAACCGGAACACCGGTGATCATCGAGGCCGCGATCCTGCAGAGGGTGCTGGAAACCCATGTCAGACAGCACCTCGACGCCCTTGCCAACCTCCGGGTCTCGCTTGGATGATGACAATGATGATCAGACCAGCGACGATCTGACGGACGATCTAGACCTTGGCTTTGAAGGGGCCGAGGACATCCTGCGCAGCTGGCGCAAGGGCATGCGCCCCGACCCGGACCTGACGGTGTCGGAATGGGCCGATGCGCATCGCTGGCTGTCGTCGCGTGCTGCGGCCGAACCGGGGCGATATCGCACGGCCCGCGCGCCCTACTTGCGCGAAATCATGGATGCGCTGTCGCCACGCCATCCAGCGCAGCGCATCTCGTTCATGAAAGCGGCGCAGGTCGGCGCGACAGAGGCTGGCAACAACTGGATCGGGTTTGTCATCCACCACGCGCCGGGACCGATGCTGGCGGTGCTGCCGACAGTCGAGATGGCCAAACGCACGTCGCGCGGGCGGCTTGATCCGCTGATAGCGGAAAGCCCCGCACTTCGGGAACGGGTGAACCCGGCCCGGTCGCGCGACGCTGGCAACTCGATGCTGTCGAAGGAGTTTCCCGGCGGCATTCTTGTGCTGACTGGCGCGAACTCGGCGACTGGCCTGCGGTCGATGCCTGCGCGCTATATTTTCCTCGACGAGGTCGACGCCTATCCAGCGTCCGCAGACGAAGAAGGCGACCCGGTCACACTGGCCGAAGCGCGGACCACGACTTTCTCGCATCGGCGGAAGGTGTTCATGGTGTCCACCCCGACAATCCGGGGTTTGAGCCGGATCGAGCGGGAATATGAGGCATCGGACCAGCGCCGGTACTTCGTGCCCTGCCCGCATTGTGGCGCGATGCAATGGCTGCAGTTTGAGAGGCTGCGCTGGGACAAAGGGCGGCCTGACACGGCGGCCTATCATTGCGAGGGGTGCGATAAACCGATCGCAGAGCATCACAAGACGCAGATGCTGGAACGCGGGGAATGGCGGGCGACGGCAATATCGGCGGATCCGCATTCCATCGGTTTCCACATCTCGGCGCTCTATTCGCCACTGGGCTGGAAAAGCTGGCAGCAGATCGCGCGTGAATGGTTAGCAGCGCAAGGCTCGGAAGAGATGCTGCGCGCCGCGCGCAACACCCTGCTGGGCGAAACTTGGGTCGAGAGCGGCGATGCGCCGGAATGGCAGCGGCTGGCAGAGCGCCGCGAAGCCTATGTCGGGGCGCAGATCCCGATGGGTGGGTTGTTCCTAACGGCTGGCGTCGATGTGCAGAAGGACCGGATCGAGGTCGACGTCTGGGCTTGGGGTCGTGGTTTGGAGTCCTGGCTGGTCGATCACATCGTCATCGCCGGTGGACCTGACGATCCAGCCTGCTGGGACAAACTCACTGCCCTGCTCGGCCGCACTTGGGCCTGCGCCAATGGCGCGGTGATGCTGATCGGCAAGCTCGCCATCGACACCGGCTATGAGGCCCCAGCCGTCTATGCATGGGCGCGGAAACAGGGCTTTGATCAGGTCTCGCCGATCAAGGGCCTGGAAGGCTTTAATCGCGCGACGCCGGTGTCAGGGCCAACCTTTGTGGATGCCACCATCGGCGGCAAACGTCTGCGCCGGGGCGCGCGGCTTTGGTCTGTGGCAACGGCGACGTTCAAAACCGAGACCTATCGCTTTCTGCGGTTGGAACGCCCCTCGGACGAGGACCGGGCGCTGGGCGTCTGTGACGCGCCCGGCACCGTGCATCTGCCCGACTGGATCGACACTGAATGGCTGAAGCAGCTGGTGGCCGAGCAGCTGGTCACGGTGCGCAACAAGCGCGGCTACAGCCACCCCGAATGGCAAAAGATGCGCGAGCGCAACGAGGCGCTCGACACCCGCGTCTATGCCCGGGCGGCGGCCTGGATTATGGGCGCCGACCGTTGGGACGAAGCGACCTGGCGGCGGCTGGAAGCGCAGGCCGGGGTGGAAACCCGTCCGACTACGGGACTGGTCACATCGGTTGAACCCGCCGCACCAACCGCGCCGAAAGCCGGAACACCAACAACGCCACGGCGAAAACGCCGGGCATACACACCGAACTTCATGAGGGAATGACATGGATCTGGAACGGATGCGCGCGCTTTTAGCCGCGCTGCAAGAGGCGAGGTATGCTGGCGTCCGGTCGGTCAGCTATGACGGCAAGTCAATCAACTATGGCTCGGACGCGGAACTTGCCAACGCGATCAGTGATCTGGAAGGTCGGATTTCAACCGCCACCACCGGCACGCCACGCCGCCGCCGCTGGGGCACCGTCGCCTCAAAGGGTCTGTGATCCATGGCGTTCGAGGCCTTTCGCCAGCGCATCGGCTCGATCATCGGCGGTTTCGATGCCGCGCAGGCCCACCGTCGCCTGCGCGGGTTCCGCGCCAGCCGCGCCCATGTGAACACGCTGATCGCGGCATCCGGCGATACGATCACCGCCCGTGCGCGCTGGCTGGTCCGCAACAACGGTTATGCAGCGAATGCGGTGGAAAGCTTCGCCAGCAATGTGGTGGGCGATGGCATTAAGCCGTCGTCGACCATCGCCGACGCAGCCAAGAAGGAAGAGTTGCAGACGCTATGGCTGGCCTGGACCGATGATGCTGACGCAGAAGGGTTGACGGATTTCTACGGTTTGCAGCGCCGAGCCGCCCGCGAGGTGTTCCTGTCAGGCGAGGTCTTCATTCGCATCCGACCGCGCCGGGCCGAGGACGGCCTGACCGTGCCCCTGCAATTGCAGATGCTACCTGCGGAAATGCTGCCGCTCGACATGAACCGCACCCTACCGGGCGCGGGGCTGATCCGGCAGGGCATTGAGTTCGATGGCATCGGTCGCCGCGTCGCCTATCATTTTCTGCGTCGCCATCCTGGTGATCTGACCGACCCCGGCCTCACCAATGAGACTGTCCGTGTGCCCGCCGCAGATGTGATCCATGTGCTGGATCCGGTCGAAGCGGGCCAACTGCGCGGCGTTTCGCGCTTTGCCGCCGCCATCGTGAAGCTGTTCACGCTGGATCTCTACGACGACGCTGAGTTGGAGCGGAAGAAAATCGCGGCGATGTTCGCGATGTTCATTACCTCCCCCGCGCCCGAAACCCCACTGGAACCGACCGAGGAGGACCTCGAGGTTGAACCCGGCCAGGTGGTGCGACTGGATCCCGGCGAGGATGTCTCGACGCCCGCCACCCCGGATTCTGGCGGCACCTATGAGCTGTTCCAATACCGAACCTTGCTGCAAATCGCGGCGGCGCTGGGCATCCCCTATGGCTATCTGACGGGCGACACAGCGAAGGGCAATTTTTCGAACTCGCGGATATCCCTGATCGAATTCCGCCGTCGGATATCCGCTTGGCAGCATGGGGTGCTGGTCTACCAGCTCTGCCGCGCGGTCTGGGTGCGATGGATGGACACCGCCGTGCTGTCAGGTGCCCTCGATCTGCCGGGCTATGACAGTCAGCGCCGCCAATTTCAGGCCTGCGCCTGGTTGCCCACGAAATGGGACTGGATTGACCCGATGAAGGACGCCTCGGCCGAGATCCTGCAGATCGAAGCGGGCCTGAAATCGCGAACCCAAGCGCTGGCCGAGCGTGGTTACGACGCCGAACAGGTGGATCGGGAAATCGCGGCCGAGCGCAAACGCGAAGCAGCGCTGGGCCTCGACTTCCGCCGTCCGGGATCTCCGGCGCAGGGGCCCGGCGAAGGTGACGCAAAAGACGCGGGTCAAGACAGCGGCAACGACGACCAGGCCGACGATACCGCTGATGAAAAACCCGACCCCAAGGAGGGCGTATGATGCACCACGCGCAAATCGCCCAGCGCGCCTTCAACACGCCGTTGATGGTGGACCCAGCCAAGGCGCTGGCCTTCCTGTCCGGAATGGGTCCGCGCATTAGTGGGCAGGAAATCACCTTCCAAGGGCTGGAGGTGGAAGCCGCCGACCAAACTGCCGCCAGCCTACCCGCCCGGACTTCGCTGTTCGGCAATGACCTCGCCCAGCGCAACCAGCGTAACGGTAGCCAGCCCTTCGCTATGATCGACGGCATCGCCGTCATCGAAATCGCTGGGACTCTGGTCCATCGCGGCGCATGGATCGGACAATCCTCGGGCCTGACCTCCTATGAGGGAATCGCGGCCCAGCTTCAGGCGGCGCTGGCCGACCCAGCCGTTCGCGGCATCGCACTGGACATCGACAGCTTCGGTGGCGAGGTCGCTGGCGCCTTCGATCTGGCGGATCGCATCCGTGCGGCGCGAGCACAAAAGCCGGTGCAGGCGTTTGTGGCTGAACATGCCCTGTCAGCTGGCTATGTTCTGGCATCCCAAGCCGACCGGATCATCCTGCCGCGCACCGGTGCAGTGGGCAGTATCGGCGTCGTGGCACTGCACACGGATATGAGCGGTGCCTTGGATCAAAAGGGCATCGCGGTCACGCTGATCCACGCGGGCACGCACAAGATCGATGCCAACCCATATCAGCCACTGCCCGAGGCCGTGCACTACCAGATGCAGCGCGAGTTGGAAGTAGTCCGCTTTCTCTTCGCAGAAACGGTCGCCGCCGGTCGTGGCGAACGTCTGACGCAGACGGCGGCGCTGGCCACCGAAGCCGCAGTGTTTCGCGGGGCCGAAGCCATTGCCAGCGGTCTGGCCGATGATCTTGCCGATCCCATCACCGCATTCCGCACCTTCGCCGCCGCACCCCGCGGCACAACCTCCCCCAGCAGAAAGGGTCCAACGATGACCACCACACCCACCGGCACCCCGAACCCGACGCCAGTTGCCGCAGCACCAATCGCAACTGAACCGACCATCGCAGCAGCCACGATCACCCCAGACGCTACCACGATGACTGTCGACGCCGTGCGCGCCGAGGCGGCCGAGGTGGCGCAAGTCTGTGCTCAGGCCGCCCGACTGGGTGTGTCCATCGACGCTGCCGACGCGGTATCACGCGGGTTGAAGCCCGAAGCCCTGCGCGCCCGCGTGTTGGCCGACCTCGCCGCCCGCAGCGATGCGGCTGGCATCATCGCCACCGCCCCAGCCGCAGCTGCCGCCAAAGACAGCCCGATCATCGCAGCTGCCAAAAAAGCTGCGACCGACGCCAAGCGCTGAACCTGCGCCAATCCCCTATCCCCCAACACATGGAGACTGACCAATGCCCGTCCTGACGGAACAACCCAGCATGGGTGATGTCCTCAAATATGAGGTCAGCCCAAACTACACCCGCGAAGTGATCACCTTGCTGCAAGGCATGCCCTACCCCCTCGGCGCGGTCTTGGGCCGCATCACCGCCAGCGGCAAATACAAGCTTGCCACCAGTGGCGGCAGCGACGGCGCGCAGACCGCGACGGCTGTGTTGCTCTATGCCGTCGATGCCACGCTGGCCGACGCCACCGGCATCGTCGTTGCGCGCGGCCCCTCGATCGTCTCGCGCGCGGGTCTCGCCTATGACGCCACCGTCGATGACGGCGCGAAGATCACCACCAAGATCGGCCAGCTTGCCGCTGTCGGCATCATCGCCCGCGACGGCGTCTGACGCACGACCTCTAACCTGTGTCGTCGCCACCCCCTTCCCCCCACATCCCCGGAGCACCCCATGACCCTTGTCCGCAATCCCTTTGACGCTGGCGGCTATTCGCTGGCTGAGATGACGCAGGCCATCAACATCCTGCCCAACCTTTACACCCGCCTTGGCCAGATCGGCCTCTTCCGATTTGAGGGCGTCAGCCAGCGGTCCGTCATCATCGAGCAATACGAGGGCGTGCTCAACCTGCTGCCCTCGGTGCCCTTGGGCGGCCCGGCAACGGTTGGCACCCGCGAGGGCCGGTCGATGCGCAGCTTTGCCCTGCCGTGGATCCCGCATGATGATGTGATCTTGCCGGGCGACATTCAGGGCCAACCCGCGCTGGGCGTGTTCGATGGTGCCGACCCGCTGGTCGAGGTGATGAACCGCAAGCTGCAGTTGATGCGCCGCAAGCATGCCCAGACCCGCGAATACATGGAGATGAATGCCCTGCGCGGCATCGTCAAAGACGGCGCTGGCACCACGCTTTACAACTATTTCACCGAGTTTGGTCTGGCGCAAATCTCGGTGGATTTTGTCTTGGGCACCGCTGGCACCAATGTTCAGGGCAAGGTGCGCGAAGTCCTGCGCGCCATGGAAGACAACCTCTTGGGCGAAAGCATGTCGGATGTGCATGCCCTCGTCAGCCGCGAATTCTTCGACAAGCTGATCGCGCACCCGAAGACGGAAGAGGCCTACAAGTTCTACGCTGCCACCGGCGCGCAGCCCTTGCGCCAGGATGTGCGGCGCAACTTCCCCTTCGCGGGCATCGTGTTCGAGGAGTATTCGGGCACGGTCACTCTTTCCACCAAAGCGACAGAACGCTTGGTCCCTGCCAGCGAAGGCATCGCGTTCCCCTTGGGCACGATCGACACCTTCACCACCTACGGCGGCCCGGCGAACCTGCTGGAAGCGGCCAACACGATGGGCCTGCCACTCTACGCCCGCCAACATCTCGACGAAAAAGGACGCTGGATCGACCTGATGACGGAAGCCTCGATCCTGCCGGTGAACAAGCGGCCGCGCATCGCGATCCGCATTCATACCTCGAACTGACGGGCACCTCCGATGACCGTCTTCGCCGCCGCCATGGACCGCATCTATGCCAATCCGTCCATGGCGGCGGTCGCGCTGTGGATTTCAGCAACCACGTCAGAGGAAATGCCAATCCGTGTCATACGCCGCGCTCCGGACCGCATCACTGAATTCGGGGCCGCGCGGTTTGTCAGCGACAGCATGATGGTGGACGTTCGCGTGTCCGACCTACCCGATCCCCGCTCCGGCGATCTGATCGTGATCGGCGCGGACAGTTTCAGCATACAGGGTGAGCCAGTGCGCGACCGCGAACGCCTAATCTGGTCGCTGGACCTGCGGCCAACATGAGGCTCAGGATCGCGTTCGATCCGGACATTGCCGCCCTGATGCAGGTCGAAATTGCCGCTGGGGAAAAAGCAGTCTCAGCGGCCATGCGCGAAGCTGGCACCGGTCTCAAATCCGCGTGGCGCAGCCAGATCACCGGCGCTGGGCTGGGCACCCGGCTTGGCAACAGCATCCGCCTCGCCAGCTTCCCAAAATCCGGCGATAGCCTGAACGCGGCGGCGCTGGTCTGGTCCAACGCCCCGGTCATCATCGGCGCGCATGACACAGGGCCTTTGATCCGGTCCAAGAATGGGTTCTGGCTCGCGATCCCCACGCCCGCCGCCGGGAAAAGCACCAAGGGCGGCCGCATCACCCCCGGCGAATGGGAACGTCGCACGGGGTTGCGTCTGCGGTTCATCTATCGCCGTCGGGGGCCGAGCCTGCTGGTGGCCGAGGGAAGGCTGAATTCGAAAGGCCGGGCCGTGGCATCGAAGTCGAAAACCGGACGCGGTTTGGCAACCGTGCCGATCTTCCTGCTGGTGCCGCAGGTCAAGCTGCGCAAACGGCTCGATCTGGCGCGGGATGCGGAACGAGCAGTGGGTGGTGTGCCGGGGCTGATCGTGGCAAAATGGTATGGCGTCATCCGTTGACCAACCGCGCCATCTGTTGCCTCTTAGCATCCCCTTAGGGTATCAGAGGCAGGCCCGTGGCAACAGGTAAAGGCCGTCGAAATCGGCAGGAAGGGTGAAGCTCATGGACGTCGCTGAATCATTCGCATAGCGGCTGGACCAGTCCTCAAAACGAAAGTCTTTGCGCGATACGACTGCAGCAATCGGATCAGAAAACCGGAAGCGAAGTTGACCTGTCACACCACCATCGGATCGGACGGAAAAATCTTCATCAATCAGCTCGACGGCCCCACCACCCGACATGGACACGCCATCGAACAGCTTCCACCTTTGATGACCCTCAACGTCGTAGAACCCCCGCCAGTCAATTGAAGCAAGCATGCGGGCCTCACCGCCGTCGCAGTAAACTTCTAGGCGGTAATCGGCATCTGAGCGCTTGTATGTAATCTCTGTAATTGCGACGCCGTTTCGATAACCGGTCAGGAATACACTGTGGACCATCCTGTTATCGATTTCGGTCCGCTGTAGTTCGTCTTCTGTAAGATAGTGCATGTCCCGCGGATCTGTAACAGCCGCGATTTGTAGGAGCTCTGCTGAAACGTTCATTTTCGAAAGATATGCGAGCAAGAGGGCAATAATCCTCTGATCGTCAATGCGGTCTTGGGCATCGAAGGCAAGTGCAGTCGGGTCACCAAGGGTTTCCGGCGTGTAGAACTGATGAACTCCAAGACGTCCGATATCCTGAAAACCGACTGCCGCACCTGGAGTGGTCTTTGACGCAAACCGGCTCACGCCACCAGCAAATGCAAAGACGCAGGCAGAACTGCATTCGGCAGCAATAGGTGGGTCGAAAGTAACTTTGCGCAATCCATCCGCATAGACATCTTCAATGCGGGCCCCTGAAACAACAGTGTTTGCCTCCTGCACCCGGATGGCAAGACCAAGCATGACTCCCCCGATCAGGATCCCGCCAGGAGAATGAAAATGCACATTCAGCCCCTTGGCCCCAAGCAAACCTTCATCATCCAAGAAACGTAGGAACTTCTTGTCACTGTCACCCTCGATGACCCCCTCAGCGGCGATCCAGACGCAGCTTGAGCAGTTACCACCACTGGTCGCGCGATAGAATGACATCGGCTCGTCGAAGCCAGCATAGGCAGGGCCGACCCAAATCATAATTGCCGCAATCGAAAAACGCAAAATGGACTTCATGTTCAGCTCTCAACCCCAATTGCCTCAAATTTTTGCTTAGAGCGCACGCAGGTTCACTGAGTACGTCGCAAAAGTAACAAACGCCAGTTGGCGACCCTCGACAAGGTCCAACCATGCGCAAGTTTGATTGTGCCCTTTGAGTCGCAAATACATGAGATTGAGAATAAATGCCCACCACCCGCGAAATTACCCTTACCGCGCTTCACGCGCGGCTGCAGCCGCTTGCCGCCCTTGTCCTGCGTGACGAGGTGCTGCCCGAACGGATCCCAGCGGCGGGGCTGATCATCCTGCGCGATGGCCAGCCCGGCGAGCCGGAAGTCACCCTGTCGCCCCTTCGCTATCACTACCAGCACCGCGCCGAACTGGAGGTCGTCGTCCAGGCCCCGAATGGCCGGACCAGCGCCTTTGACACCCTGATCACCGCCATCGGCACCGCGCTGGAAGCCGACCGCACCCTTGGCGGCCTCTGCGATTGGGTCGAACCCGAAGCCCCGGCCACGGTCGATCTCCCCATCGAGGGCGCGGCGGCGCTGAAAGCGGCGGTGATCACCGTCGTGCTCTACTACACCACCCCCGGCCCCCTGGCCTGACCACCCACATTTTAAAGGAGACCCCCATGGCACGTGCGCAAGGCGCGCGGGCGCAGATGGCGCTTGCGTATGAGACGGTTTACGGGACCCCGCCGGTGAGTGGGTTCCGATTGATGCCCTTTGCACGGGCAACTCTGGGGTCAGAACAACCCCTGCTGGAGTCCGAACTGCTGGGCTATGGCCGCGATCCGCTGGCACCGATCAAGGATGCGGTAACCGCCGACGGCGAAGTGGTGATCCCCATCGATGTCGAGGCGTTCGGCTTCTGGCTGAAGGCGGCATTCGGTCAGCCCGTCACCAGCGGCACCACGCCCAAGACTCATACCTTCCAGTCGGGCAACTGGACTCTGCCCAGCCTATCGATTGAAACCGCAATGCCCGAGGTGCCTCGCTTTGCGATGTATTCCGGCTGCGTGCTGGACCAGCTGTCATGGCAAATGCAGCGCTCTGGCCTGCTGACGGCAACTGCGCGTTTGGTAGCGCAGGGTGAGACCATCGCCGCCACGACTTCCACTGGCACGCCAACCGCGCTGGGTCTCCAGCGTTTCGGCCATTTCAATGGCACCGTAAAACGCAACGGCACGGCGCTGGGCAACGTGGTCTCGGCCGAAATCACCTATTCCAACAACCTCGACCGCATTGAGACCATCCGTGGCGACGGTCGTATCGACGGGGCCGACCCGACCATGGCGGCCCTGACGGGTCGGATAGAGGTGCGGTTTTCCGACACAACGCTGGTCACCCAAGCCATCGACGGCAGCCCCTGCGAGTTGGAATTCAACTACAGCCTCGGGGCCAATGCCAGCTTCACCTTCACTGCCCATGCCGTCTATCTGCCCCGCCCCCGGATTGAAATTGCAGGGCCCCAAGGGGTGCAGGCCAGTTTTAACTGGCAGGCCGCCAAAGCCACCAGCCCTGCGCGTATGTGCACCGCCGTCCTCATCAACAGCATTGTGAGTTATTGAACATGATCCGTCTGAACCTGACCGCCAGCCCCGAATGGCTGGAGTTGGCCCCTGACCTGCGCCTGCTCGTCGCCCCGCTGACCACCGCATTGATGGTTTCGGCGCGCGCCGATCCAGCAATCGAGGCTATGCCCGAGGGCGCAAGCCAAGAGGAACTGGCCCTCGCCATGGCGAAAGCTGTCGCCCGCCGTGCTGTGCTGGATTGGGAGGGGGTCGGAGATGCCATGGGCACAATTGTGCCTGTCACGCCCAAAGGCATCGACGCGTTACTGGAAATTTGGCCGGTCTTTGAAGCCTTCCAGACCCAATATATCGCGCGCGGCCTCATCCTGGACGCGGAAAAAAACGTCTCCGCGCCCTCGCCGACTGGTCCTTCGGCGGGGGCGACCGGTATTGCGCCGCCTGCGCGGGGCCGTGCCCGGACTGCCCGGCCAGACTGAACAGGCCACAAACGCAGGACGGTTGGCAGGTCTGGGATCTGGTCGGCCGCCTTGGTGGCCAGCTGCGCGTGATCCCCGGCGCAATTTTGGGATGGGATATGGGGGCTGCCCTCTCCCTCGCTGCCGCGCTGGGCATCGACACCCTGATCGCCGCTGAACTGCTGCCCGAGATCGAGGCCGTGATGGTGCGCAAACTGAACGAACAGATCGGAGAAAACTATGGCTGAAAAACGGGTCAGCGTTCGCCTTGTCGCCGAAGGCGGTCGCCAAGTGCGCGCAGAGCTGGAAGGCATCGGGGACGCTGGCGCGCGGGGCTTCGGTAGGCTGTCGTCGGAGATGGAACTGGCCAATGCCCGGCTTGGCAGCTTTGCCCGCAAGGCCGGGATCGCACTGGCTGCGGTGACCGTTGCAGCAGCGGCCGCTGGCGTGGCAATGATCCGCTCGGGCCTTGCCAATGTCGACGCACAGGCCAAGCTGGCGCAATCGATGCGGACCACCGTGGAAAGCGTGCAAACCCTGACATGGGCCGGGGAACTGGCCGGTGTCTCCATGGGCGAGATCGAGCAGGCCACCAAGAAGCTGACCACCCGGCTGTCGGAGGCCGCGACCGGATCGGGAACAGCGGTGAATGCGCTTCAACGCTTGAACCTGACGGCGGCGCAATTGCAGGCCCTGCCGCTGGACCAGCGCATCATCGCCATTCAGGAAGCCCTGAACCAGTTCGTGCCGGAGGCCGAGCGGGCTGCAGTGGCTTCTGATCTCTTTGGTGACAAGGCAGCGCTCGCGTTCCTGCGGATCGATTCCGCGACGCTCAGGGAAGCAGCACAGGATATGCGCGATTTTGGTGTGGCTGTCAGCGCCAGCGACGCATCCCAGATTGAACGCACTGGCGATGCAATCGCGCGGCTCAGTCTGATCTGGATTGGCCTGACAAACCGCCTGACCATTGCCGCCGCCCCGGCGCTGGAAGCAGTGGCCAATGCACTGGCGGACATGGCGCGCAGTACCGGCCCGATTGGTATCGCGATCACAGCCCTTTTCGACAACATCGGTCGCCTCACCACCTATGCCGCGACCTTTGCCGCCCTCATGGCGGGGCGCTGGGTGGCAGGACTCGCGGCGGCCGCCTTGTCAGTGCGCGGGCTTGCCACTGGCCTTGTGTTCCTGCGCGGGGCGCTGATCCGCACTGGCATCGGTGCGCTGATCGTCGGCGCTGGCGAGTTGGTGTTTCAGTTCACGCGGCTCGTCGCGGGCGCAGGCGGGTTTGGCGCAGCGATTGGCCTGCTGAAGGATTTGGCCCTCGAGGTCTGGGATCGCATTGGTCTGGGCGCGGCGTCAGCCTGGTCAAAGATTGAGGCCAGTTGGGCGGGGCTACAGGCGACCGTCTATCGGGCGATGCAGTCCTCTGTTGAAGCGGTGACGAGCTTTGGCAATTCTGCCGCTGGCATCTTCAAGGGCGCCTATGATGCTGTGAAGGCGATCTGGGGCCAGCTGCCGGGTGCCATCGGCGATTTCGCCTTCCAGGCTGCCAACGGGTTGATCGGCGGGGTGGAAGCCATGCTGAACGGGGTCGTCACCCGGATCAACAGCTTCATCAACGCCTTGAATGGCGCGCTGGACCTGCTGCCCGATTGGGCCGTCGGCGAAGGTGGTGTCAAGATCGGTACGCTGGACCCTGTGGCGCTTGGCCGGATCGACAATCCGTTCGCGGGATCCGCCGCAGCTGCCGGAACCGCAGCTGCCGAAGCCTTCTCAACCGCGATGGCGCAGACCTATGTAACCACCCCCGACCTTGGCCTGACCGGGATGGCGGAGGACGCAACATTCCGGGCCGAGGCATATCGCGAGGCCTCGGGCATGCTGGCCGAGGCAGCCGCCCGCCCGATGCAAAGCTGGCAAGCGCTGAAAGATGCTGTCGCCGGAGCTGGAACCGAAGGTGAAGCCGCGCTGGATGGGGCGACGGGTGCTGCCGACCGGCTGGATGAGTCCGTGACAGAGGCCGGGCGGGCCGCCGGTGGCGCTGGGGCAGCAGCTGCTGCCGGGGCCGAGGTTGCCAAGACCGGATGGGAAGCAGCCGTTGCGACCCTCGCCGATTATGCCGCCAAGGCACGCGACATTGGCGGTGATATCGGCAATGCGCTGGTCGGGGCGTTTACATCGGCCGAAAACGCCGTGGGTGAGTTCGTGAAAACCGGCAAGCTGGATTTCCGCGATCTAGTCACCTCGATGATCGCTGATCTGGCCAAGCTGGCGGCGCGGCGTTTCATCCTCGGCCCAATCGCCAATGCCTTGTCGGGCGCGCTGAGCGGTGCGGGTGGTCTGTTCGCCAACATCCTGCATGCCGGTGGTGTGGTCGGATCACCAGCACCCGGCCGCATGGTGCCCGCCATGGCCTTTGCCAATGCCCCGCGCATGCATGCGGGCGGTTGGGCGGGGATCAAGCCGGATGAGGTTCCCGCGATCCTGCAACGAGGCGAGAGGGTTTTGTCACGACGCGAGGCGGCGGGCTACGGCCAAGGGCAGAGTGCTGCGCCAAATATCTCGGTGACCATCATGTCGCGTGACGCTGAAAGCTTCCGGCAATCGCGCACGCAGGTCGCGGCCGACATCGCCCGCGCAGTGTCGCTTGGCCGGAGAGGTATGTGATGGCGTTTCACGAGGTTCGGTTCCCCGACAACATCAGCCGTGGCGCGCGCGGCGGGCCGGAACGGCGCACCCAAATTGTCGAACTGGCGAGCGGCGACGAAGAACGCAATGCCAGCTGGGCAAACTCTCGTCGCAGGTATGACGTCGCTTATGGCATCCGCCGGTCCGATGATCTGGCATCTGTCGTTGCCTTCTTTGAGGCCCGCAACGGCCGTCTGCACGGATTTCGCTACAAAGACTGGGCAGACTACAAATCCGGCCTGCCCTCGCAGCCGATCACCCCGACCGATCAGCAGATTGGAACCGGGAACGGCAGCCTGAAAACCTTCCCCCTGGCCAAACGCTACATCTCCGGCGCGCAAAGCTGGACCCGGACAATTGCCAAACCTGTGGCTGGCACGGTTCGCCTGGCGCTAGGCATGGTGGAGCAGATGTCGGGTTGGACCGTCGATGCCACCACCGGCGTCGTCACCTTCACCACGGCACCGGGAAACGGCGTCATTGTCCGCGCTGGCTTCGAATTCGATGTGCCGGTGCGTTTCGACACCGATGTTCTGGACGTCACCCTCGATATGGAACGGCTGGGGTCGATCACGTCCATTCCTCTCTTGGAGATCCGCAGATGAAAACCCTCTCCCCGGCGCTGCAGGCCCATCTCGACGATGGCACCACCACTTTGTCCTGGTGCTGGCGGATTTCACGAGCAGATGGTGTCGCGCTGGGCTTCACCGATCATGATCGCGCCCTCAGCTTCGACAGCACTGAGTTTGAGCCAGAGAGTGGCTTCGCCGCTTCCGAAATCAGGTCTGGATCCGACCTAGCTGTCGATGCGCAGGACGCCACTGGCGTCCTGACCTCGGATCGGATCACCGAGACCGACATTCTCGACGGGCGCTGGGACAATGCGGCGGTGGAGCTGTGGCGGGTGAACTGGGCCGATGCCAGCCAGCGCGTGCTGCTGCGCCGAGGCGCTGTGGGACAAATCCGGCGCGGCCGCATGGCTTTTGTGGCCGAGGTGCGATCATTGGCGCATGTGCTGGGCCAGACGGTCGGACGGACGTTTCAGGCGGGGTGTGATGCCCGTTTGGGCGACGCGCGCTGCCGGATAAATCTGGAAAACGCTCGCTACAAGGGCACGGGCGTGGTCACTGACCTGTTGCGCGACCGGGCGTTCATGGCTTCAGGGCTGTCCGGTTTTAACGCTGGGTGGTTCACTTCCGGCACGATCACCTGGACCAGCGGTGCCAACGCCGGGCGCATCACTGAAGTGCTGGCGCATGGCATTGCTGATGTCATCGCCACCCTGACCCTCTTAGAAGCACCTGTGCGCGCCATTGCCGAGGGCGATAGCTTCATCGCGCGCGCAGGCTGCGACAAGCGCATCGTGACCTGTGGGGCGAAGTTCGCCAACACCGCAAACTATCGCGGATTCCCAAACATTCCGGGTCAGGATGCGGTGTTGCGCTATGCCAGCAAGGATGGCGGCCATGAAAGTGGCGTGCTGTGAGCCTTTCTCATTCTGTGACCGATCCCGCCTTGGTCATAGCCGTCGCGCGGTCATGGCTGGGCACGCCATACCACGACCAAGCCAGCCTGCGCGGCGTCGGCTGCGATTGCCTTGGCCTCGCTCGCGGCGTCTGGCGTGAGGTGGTAGGCGACGAGCCATTTCCCATCCCGCCCTACAGCCGCGATTGGGGCGAAACCGGACCGCATGAGGTTCTGGCCAATGGGGCCTCCTCAATGCTGATCCCGATTGCGACGGCGGACGTCAGCCCCGGCGTGCTTGTCCTGTTCCGGATGGCCCCGCGCGCCATCGCCAAGCATGTCGGCATCCTAACCGCGCCTGACCGCTTCATCCATGCCTATGAACGGCTGGGCGTGATCGAGGAAATCCTGACGCCGACATGGCAGCGGCGCATCGCTTTCGCCTTCCTGTTCCCGCGCTCTAGCCGCATCTGAAAGACCTTTCATGGCAACACTCGTCCTCGGGGCCGTCGGCTCCGCAATCGGTGCTGGCTTTGGCGGTGCCGTCCTTGGTTTTTCCGGTGCTGCCATCGGTGGCTTCATCGGATCCACCATCGGCTCGGTCGTCGACAGCTGGATTGTGTCATCGCTAGCCCCGGCCCAGCGGATCGAGGGCGCGCGGCTCGACAGCCTGCGGATTACGTCCTCGACCGAAGGGGCAGTGATCCCGCGTCTCTTTGGCCGGATGCGGATTGGCGGCAATATCATCTGGGCGACAGATTTCCGCGAAGAGGTCACCACCACGCGTCAGGGTGGCGGCAAGGGGAGCGGTCCGAAGGTCACCACCACCGAATACGTCTACTATGCGAGCTTCGCGGTCGCGCTGTGTGAGGGAGAGATCACTGGCATTGGCCGCGTCTGGGCGGACGGCAAGCCCATGGACATGACGGGTGTGACCTGGCGCTGGTATCCCGGCGACGAGGCGCAGGCCCCTGATCCGTTCATTTTGGCCAAGATGGGGGCCGCCAACACGCCCGCCTATCGCGGCACCGCCTATGTGGTGTTTGAAGAGTTGGACCTCAGCGGGTTTGGCAACCGCCTGCCACAGATCAGCTTTGAAGTGTTCCGACCGCTGGCTGATGCCGACACCGCCGAAGGTCTGGTGAAGGCCGTCACCCTGATCCCAGCCTCGGGCGAATTCAGCTATGCCACCGCACCGGTCAAGAAATCTAGTGGTGCTGGCGGCGCGACCGTCGCGGAAAACCTGAACGCCATTTCAGATACCGCCGACATCGTCGTGGCGCTCGACCGGCTGCAATCCATGGCCCCTGCTGTGGAATGCGTCAGCCTGGTGGTGGCGTGGTTCGGCGACGATCTGCGGGCAGGTAATTGCAAGGTTCAGCCTGGGGTCGAGGTTGCGGCCAAAACCACGACACCCTCGGCATGGTCGGTGAACGGCGTCAGTCGCGCGGATGCCTTTCTGGTCAGCCGCGATGCAGAGGACCGCCCTGTCTATGGCGGCACGCCTGCCGACTTTGCCGTGGTGCAGGCGATCAAAGAAATGAAGGCGCGCGGCCTGCGCGTGACTTTCTATCCCTTCATCCTCATGGATGTGCCACCCGGCAATACCAAGCCCAATCCCTACAGCGCAAACGCTGCCACGGTGGGTCAGCCCACGTTCCCATGGCGTGGCCGGATCACCTGTTCCCCCGCTGCAGGCTTTGCCGGATCGGTGGACAAAACCGCTACCGCTGCCACGCAGGTCACGGCCATGTTCGGAACCGCCACGCCCGCGAGTTTCAACGTCTCCGGCGAAAATGTCAGCTGGACCGGGCCGGTCGGCGAATGGGGGCTGCGCCGGATGATCCTTCATTACGCACATCTGTGCAAAGCCGCCGGGGGCGTCGACGCCTTCCTGATTGGGTCGGAAATGCCCGGCCTCACCACCATCCGCAGCGGAGCCAGCACCTATCCTGCAGTCACGGCGTTCAAAAGCCTCGCGACCTTTGTCAGGTCGATCCTCGGCGCTGGGCCCAAGATCGGTTACGCCTCTGACTGGTCAGAGTATTTCGGGCATCATCCCAGCGACGGTAGCGGCGATGTGTATTTCCACCTCGATCCACTCTGGTCTGATCCCAATATCGACTTCATCGGCATCGATAACTACATGCCGCTGTCCGACTGGCGTGACGGATTTGATCATGCTGATGCAGCACTGGCCCCAGCGATCTACGACCGCGCCTATTTGCAATCCAACATTGTCGGTGGCGAGGGGTTTGATTGGTTTTACGCCAACCCAGCCGACCGGACGACACAAAACCGCACGCCGATCACGGACGGCGCTGCAGGCAAACCATGGATGTTTCGCTTCAAGGATCTGCGCGCTTGGTGGCAGAACTCGCATTTCAACCGGCCGGGCGGCGTGGAGAGTGGGACACCCACCGCGTGGGTGCCGCAGTCCAAACCGATCTGGTTCACCGAACTTGGCTGCCCGGCGATTGATCGCGGTACCAACCAGCCCAACGTGTTCTTTGATCCGAAGTCCTCGGAAAGCTTCACGCCCCATTTTTCACGCGGGTGGCGCGACGATGCGATCCAGCGCGCCTATATCGAGGCGACGTACCTTTTTTGGTCAGCACCTGCCAACAATCCACCGTCGGGCGTAACCGGTGCACGGATGGTGACCGTGCCGGAATGTGCGGCATGGACCTGGGATGCACGGCCTTATCCATTTTTTCCCGAACTCACCACCGTCTGGACGGATGGCCCCAACTGGCGACGCGGCCACTGGCTGACCGGACGTCTGGGCGCGGTGTCTTTGGCGGCGCTCGTGCGCCACCTTAGTCTGCGTGCCGGAATGCCGGAGGCTCAGATCGACGTTTCCGGACTGTGGGGCGCTGTCGAAGGTTAT